GCGACACCCATACCTATCGACATTCTCAAGACGCGGTTGCGCATTGACGTGACCGCTGACGATGTCATTCTTACAACCTTGTGCATTGCGGCTGGCGAGTTGTTGGAGCGTGAACTTGGCATCGGGCTTGCAAGCGAAACGCGTACGGCCAAACTCGACAAGTGGCGGCGTTTCATTCTGCCCATTCAACCAGTGGCGTCGGTCACTTCGGTGACCTACTACAACGGAAGCAACGTGCTCACGACGATGCCAACGTCCGATTGGTACGTGAATGCAACCGACAGTTTGACTGCGCTCGAGTTCAAAGAGACGCCGGAAATTTATGACGGCACGTTCCCCACGGTGACCTATACCGCGGGATACACGCAAGTTCCGCATGCTTTGCAGCAAGCCATTGTTGCGCTCGTTGGCGCGTGGTACGCCAACCCGGACGCAACGTCGGTGGCTTCGCTTGCCGAAGTGCCGCTTTCGCTGAAGTTCATCATGAACGCGTATAGCGCACGTGGGGCGCTCCGATGATCGGTAGCGGCCGACTTCGCTTTCCTGCAACTGTGTTGCAACCAAGCATCAACGAAGATGACTTGGGGATGCGAACTGGCGCGTTTACCGACATCAACAAGACGCGACCGGGAAACCCGTACTTGTGGGTTGATTTGCGCACGGACAGCGCGAGCGAGCAACAGTACGCCGACGGCGTCGCGGTGGTGCGCCGAGCTGAGATCCGTTGTCGTTGGAACTCGCTCCAAGATTGGGGCATCAACGAAACGTATCGGCTCACTGTGCGTGCTCGCACGTTCCGCATTCTTGGCATTACCAACCTCGACGAAGCCGACATGGTCGCCGTGCTTGAGTGTGAGGAGGTTGTATGAGCATCGAAGCCGCAACACGTGAGATGTTGAACGGAAGCGCAGCGCTCAACGTTTACCCCATTACGCACGGGTATCGTTTGCAGAACAGCGGCTTGCCCGCGATCACGTTTGAGATCACAAACAACGAGCGCAGCGCGGTAAGCGGTCACTGGCTTGCGTCGGCTCAAATCAAAGTAGTCGCACTGGAAACGGGCACGGCGCTCACGATTGCTGCCGACGTTCCTGCGGCTTGCGTGCCGGGCTCGTACCTGTTCGGCTCTTACACATTCGACGCAGTGATATTCCGTGGCCGGACGGCCGACGCCGCATCGGTCGGCGAAGGTGACGAGCAAGAACCCGCGGAAGTCAATTGCGAAGTGGACATCTACTACAGGGAGAACTAATGGCTGCTAAATCATCAGCGCTTGCTGGTTTCAATTATGCAACGAACGCTGCAGCGGGGGTAGGAACGGTGTCCATCCAACGTGATGCGACATTAATCGACACAACCGACATCGCTACGGGCCCGCGAACCTACATTCTCGGCAACCGTGGCATGACCGCGACTATTGATATGTTTTACGATCAAGACGATACCGCAATGGCTGCCGTTGAAACCGCGTTTAATAGTGGCAGCGGCGCGGCTGCGGTAGTCATCACTCTGTTCACTAACATGACCTACAGCGGCAATGCGTTCGTGCAATCGTTCAGCGCAACCGCTGCAACCAACGAAGTTGTGCGAGCAAACTTTACTCTCCAATTCACTGGCGCGGTCACAATCGGATGAGCATTAAAGACGCACTTTCCCTTAAGAACTGGCACGGCACGCTCACCAACGGCGTTGCCGTCGAGCTGCGCCGGCCGTCGGCGCTCGACCTCATCGAAGCGCTCGACATGTCGGCGAAAGATCCTCAGCGGCTTTCCGCGTGGATGGTCGCTCGGCATCTCGTTGAGAACGGCTCGCCAGTGTTTGCGAGCGTGGATGAAGCGCTCGCCGCTGACGCGTTTACGGTGCAGAAGATTTCAGCGCTGGTGGAGCGGCTTTACGCCGAAGGCCGGGACTAAGTGACGCCGCACGTCGGGTGCTACGTGTGGCGTTCTCACTGACGAGCACCGATCTCGCTACGTTGAGCGTTGCAGCGCTGAACGTCGAAATGGATATTCCCGATTGGGACGGCATCCGACGTGAACTTGATCGCCGCAAAACGAGCCGGATTCAAGATCCAATTCCGACCGTCCAAACACGATTTGGAACGGATCGCAGCGATAGCGTCGGAACTTCCAAAGAAGATGCGCAAGAAGATCGTGCGCAAGGGACTGCGCAACTGGGGCGAAGCGGTCAAGCGGACGATGAAAAGTCTTGCGCTTCCGAAAGCAAAGCGCACCAAGCGAGACATCGCAGTCAAGACCAAGACGTACCGCAAGGGTCGGATTTGGTGCGGCGTCGGCGTGCGCAAGGATGGCAACCGCGTCGGTAAGCGTGCGCACCTTTACGACGGCGGATGGCGCCCATTTAAGAAGGGGCTCGTGCGATTGTCCGATGGTGTGGTTGGGCCGAAGCCAGCGCCGAAACTCGTGCGCAAGTGGAAGGGCAACAAGAACGCACGCATCGTGCCGTTTTCACAGGATCGCGGTTGGCGCAAGGGAATTAGGCGCCGAGAGTCGGCGCTTGGCGCTCGCATCTACCGACGGCTTTACGTCACACGTTCTGCTCAACGACATCAACCGCGGGTTGTTGAGTTCATCAGCGATGCCGTGGAAACCGCTTTGATGGAGTTACCACGTGGCTAGTCTTCCAAAAGTACACGTCCCCGTCGTTGTTACAACCGAAGGCGTTGACGCCGGGTTGAAGGCCACCGAAGCCAAGATCAAGGCATCGGCGAAGCGCATGGAGCGCGTGAGTTCGACGCCGAGCCCGGCGCAGGGCGTGCTCAAAGCGGGCGCACAGTCTGCGCTCTCGCTCGGTGGATTCGGTGCGATCGGCGGCGCTGCGGGCGCAGCTGGCACTGCGGGTATTGCGATCGCGGGCGCATTGTCGCCGCTGATCGTGGCCGGGCAGATTATGGAAACGATGAACAACGCGACGAAGGGCGCCAGCGAAGCGCTCGCGAAGTTCAAGACAACCGGCGAACAAACCGTTGCCGCAAATAGCGTGCTGCTCGAGCGGCTTGCGATTATGGAGAAGCAAGTCGCGAGCACCCGCGGTGGCGGCTTCATGGCTGGCTTCATCGGCGGCAGCGCCGACGTGAACACCGGCCGAGCGGGCGGCGCAGTCTCGTGGGCTCAGCAAATGCAAGAGGGCGCCACGATCGCGGGCGCGGGCCTTGGCGCGTTCCTAAGTGGAAAGTCGCTTGAGCAAATCCGCAACGAGATGGCGTTGAGTGTTGCAAACGAAGCGGGCGCGTCGCAGATCCAACAGCGCATGGCGGAACAACAGCGCATCGACATGGCCGAAGGCCGCGGTGGATTGGCTGACTCGATCGGCGCGTGGATGATTCAAAACAGCACGGTGCTTACCAAACTGGTACAGGTGATGTCATGAGCGGAACCGGAATCGTTTACACATGGACTGATCGTGTGCTTGATCAACGCGTTGCGCCGCTCGGCGGAGAAAGCGAGATCAACATTGTGCGCATCATCCGGCGCCAGGACGGCGGACAACTTGACCCGGTGACCTCATATGAGGCAATGGTGACCGATGGCGCATTGCCGATCGTGGACTACGACACCTACGGTTTAATCGGTTCGTGGCATCAATTCACGCGTGCTCGATCGGTACAGGTGCAAGCGCTTGAGAATTACAGCGCCGCGCAAGCAACGATCAGTTTCCGAACGAAGTACGTGATCTCGCCGTGCTCGACGGAAACTGCAATCACGATGCTTCCGGCGCAATACTCGTTTGTGACGGCATCACGCAACCTTAAGTTGCACCGAATCAGTTGGTCGACGAACCCGCCAACGACGTCGGCAAACACCACTGGCGACATCGGCGGCACGTCAGTCACTGGTGCCGATGGATTCGAGTCTTACCAAGTTGGACAAGTGCGCATCCGGTTGCGTGCAACGCAAGACGCGAGCGTTGTGCCGATCACGTCAGCGGCTACGGCGCTCACGAACTACAGCAACACAACCAACAGTTCCGCGTTCCTGAACTTCCCCGCCTACTCGCTTATCTGCGAAGGCGTGAACATTGAGAAGGAACCCGGCAGCGAGTTCTATGAGGTCATCTTCGAGTTCTTGTACGACAAGTTCTTTCACTTCTCGCAAGTTGCCACGATCGACGCCGACGGCCGGCCGAAGATGACCACGGGCGGCCAGTTGTCTGAGGTCAAGTGGATTCGTCTCCCGCGCACTTCAACCGACTTCAACAACATCTATGCGGGCGATTTGGCTTTGAAGTCATACGCCGAGAACGGGTACTGGGTCTGCCTGCCTCCAGCACCATGAACCGCAACGACGCACTCAACCTGCAACGCAACCAAAGCGATATCGACCGCGTGTCGAGCGTTCGGCCGTCGTACGAGCAGCGCACGTTCGTGCTTGGCGTGATCACAAATTACGCCGTGCTTGACGGCACGTATTACCGCTGGACGTACACCTGGTCGGAAGCGGTTATGACGAACGCAACGCCGACGGGCGTGAGCGTCAAATCTCCCGGCTTGCAG